AAGCTTTAGAATCTTATATAGATAACTATGAATATATATCTGGCAAAGATGATTTATTTAATTCTAATTATGTAGAAAAATTTGATAATTTTATGAACGATTACAGGGCAGACGGGTATGTCTTGCCCTTGCCAGACAGGGATGGAATTAATTTTAATGAATCTGGGAATGGGTTTATAGATACTAAATTAGGCTTGTTTAAAATAGGAGAAAAAACTTATACAAAAAATTCTTTAGATTTTATTCAAAGCTACTCTATAACATCTAACTATGCCGATTATATAACCACTGATACTGATTTTTCTTCTGCAATAAATAATGTTTACACAGACTCATGGAGCGTAACGGCTAAATCGCCTGTAGTTATTACTTCAAAATTGTCTAACTACTCTAAGTATATTGCTTATTCTACTGCAAATATTTTTGGGGCTCAAACAGCTGTCGAGTTACAGTTTGCTTTCCCTCAGACAATGGATTCCATACTGATAGATGGCGGTCATGGCAATGGACTACAGCTGCTACAGGTGGTGTTGTTCTCTAATCTGGATGAAAGTAAATTCTCGGTAAATAATTACTCAGAAGAATTCGATGAAATTGTCACGATTATGCCGGTACCTTCTGACACATCAACTGAATACGGAGTCCTGTCTTCTCCTAGATTGATAGAGGGGTCAACGGAAATTTCATTTACAAAAAAGAATGTTAACAAAGTTATCTTGATATTTAATCAACCAACATATACCAGGACAGAAAACCTGCCAATTGCAACAGAAATAAATTCGAAAAATTTATATAACACAGCTAAATTTGTAAAAGAAATAAAAAATAAAAATACAGATAAACTTCAAAGTTTAGTTTATAATCTATTCTTAAAAAAGAATAGCTTCAGGCAAACTTCAAAGAATCCTTACAGTAGGATTAATGATTATTATTCATATAAATATCCAATTATAAATGATAATATATTGTCCTCAAACTATCAAAATAATTACATCAATGAAAAATTTTCAGCTGATTTAGTTCATGTTCTTCCAAACAATCTTATAACTAATTTATTTAGAAGCATCTTCATCAATGCGATTGGCGATAGGGGAGAAATATTTGACAACCCAGTGTTTGTCAATACCGACAGTAATGTAAATTCAATATTCAACTTTACTAAACCAATGTTCTTGCCGACACAAAATTCAAACAATAATATAATTAATGGAGAAATTGGGGCAGAGAATAGCTTTGCTTGGAAGAATAGAATCTTAAAAGAGTTGGTGACTCAGGAAATATCGAATGCTTATGAGTACAGTTTCTCGCTACAAAGCATAGATTTTTGCGAAACTCAACCTAGCCAATCTCTTAAGTCTTGTTTTATGAGTAAGAAAATAAACTTTAATGGGTATCCTTTAGCAATTAAATCTAAGATAATAAAAAATGATAATGAATTCAATATTCTAGATTCTAAATTAGATTTAAAATATCCAATTTCTTATGAACTATCTATATCAAATAAAGATATTCCTTTTTCAGAAACGGATTGGACACCTATAGTTGAATCTGGTGTTGAAAAAATAGATTCAGAAGTTTTATTTTTTGATGAACAAACTTACCAGGCCAATACCAGGTTCCCTTTTAAAGGCAATGCATTTGTATTGTACAAAAATGGTATGACCCTAAAGCCATCTGACTACAAAATATCTGACAATAATTCTATTAGTGTTTTTAAATTAGAAAAAAATTCAATATACTCCTGTGCTTACCAAATAGACCTGTCACTTTATAACGTAGATTATGTTGATTTTTTTAGGTTGAATTTACTAGATGAAACCCTAAAGTCATCATCTAGCAATGGTTATTCTAATGAAACTTTTGGTGGCACCGACGCACTGAACAGAATACAACTACAGAATATACCGCATATTAACAATAAAGATATAAATAGTGCTATCTACAGTCCTTTAATAGGGACTATATTCCAGGGCAGTCAGACAGGGTACGCCCCAATCAAGATTCAAATGCCAGACGGCTCTTTGGCTATCAACCTCACAAATTACACTGGGACTAAAGACTTCCCTCAATTTAGGGATTCTAATTCATTGTATTATTTTATACAAAACGGTAAAAATATTATCTTTGATAAAGAGGTAGCGGGAGAAATAGTTGTTTTTTATGACTACTTGGCCGATACTATTAGGTTCAGATTGGTCATGAGAAAGAACGTCCCAGACACAAGCTATTCTGGAGCCGTAGATCTCGTCATGCTTAAAGCAAAAACAAAGAACTATGACCCTTATTATGATAAGCTAACTAAAGCAATTTCTAGTAATTAAAGAAAAATTATGACACAACTTTCTCCAATAACTTTAGTCTATGATCAGATCGCTTTAAGTATTGCAAACATGCTTAAGAAGCAGGCTGCTGGGGACTATGTAACTAAGCAAGATGTTCTAGAAGATTTCAATAAAAATCTAAAAGATATATACGATAAGATTAATTCGCCGCAAACTTCTCTAGAACTATTCACCAAGAGTGAGCCCCCTTCGTCTACTAAGATGAATAAATTTATAAATTCAATAAGAGATGATATAAATGTTTCCGCTAAGCAGCTTGATTTCTTGAACGCTAAAGCAGTTAGTTTGTTTAATCTTTTCACTTCAGAGATAGAAAATGAAAAAAAGTATTCAGAAAGAATACTTTCAAAGACAAAAGTTCTGCAGATGTACAGCCTTAGTCCTTCAAACGATTTAATTTACAACGGTGATTCTTTTGAAAATGGAGACTATATTGATTGGCAAAAGGTTCAAGTAAATCAAAACCCGATGATAACAAACGGTTTTGCTTCACTAAGGATAAAAGACAAGCCAATTAAATGGCTGCCAAGCAGGCTAAACATTAACCGCTCTAATGGCTTTATAGGCAATAACAACTTGGCTGTAAAAAAACAAAATGATATTTCTGGCATAAATTATGAATACAGTTTTGTTAACTCCCCAAGTTCTTCTAATGTTAACAGCCTAATTGATTCTAACCCGGCTACCTATTTTGTCTATGAAGCCTTAAAGGTCACTCCAAGTGATGATGTGTATAGGAGTGAAGAAGAATTTAGCTATATCGTCAATGACCCTAGTATAGTCAATGCGGGACAGAACTCAATGATCAATTGGGCCGACCACGACATAAATGAGCCTTTGATATTTGATTTCACAATTATATCTAATGCAGCTCAAAAAGCAAATTCAATAAATATAACTCCATATTTTGATTCATCTAAAATAGTTAAAGTAAAAGAGATACACTTAACAGATCTAGCTGGGAATACAGAAAACATATTAAAGAAAGAATTTTTTATAGGTTTATCTTTAGAAAATCTTACTAAAGAATCTTTAAATAATTATTCTTTAAACTCAGCAGTTTTTTTCTTTTCAGAAAGAAGAGTAAAAGAATGCAGGATAGTTCTCGAACAACCATACTATCAAGACGTAGAAATATTGCATACCTATTGGGAAACAAATTACGAATCCGCTAATGCAGACAACAGTCCTTTTTATGGAATTAATAGATTTAATCCAGAAATGATTAATAAAGATCTATATACTAAAACTATTTATAATAAATCTTTGACAGTGCCAACGTTAACTAATCCTAATATTTTCAAAAAAGATAACAGCTTAAGCCAAAATTTAAATGTTGTTATTAAGACTTCAAATGAATCTGATTCAGCTGGTTTGACTGAAGAGAATTTCAGTGTTCCATTAAAAATTGCAAACGAAGTTTTGCCGGCGAAAAGAATGTCGATAGGCATTAGGGATGTAGCTCTTGCCTACCAGGAGTATGAGTTGTCTGCAGATATAATTTCAAAACCGTATTTATTTGATACCCCCATAGAATCATTAATGCTCGATATTGAAAGTAACTACAACGAAATTTCAGGATCCGGTGGGTACATACAGAGCTATGTATCTTTGGACGATGGAGAAAAGTGGATAGAAATTGCACCAGTACAATATGGTTTTACTGTAAGCAAAACATCTAACGCATCAATTCCTGAGATACTAGCCTTCAATCAAAACATAGCCGTGGGCTTTAAGTTGCCTGGTGTTCAATACCTTAATTATCCAAAGACAACAATAAATAAAATTGAATATTCTGTTCCAAGCCAGGTAAAAAATATTTTAGTTAAGATCAGAATAGTTAAGGGTTCATCTAACATTACGCCAGTTGTCTACTCTTATAAATTGGCAGCAAAGGTTAAGCAAGTATGAACATATCAACAATACAGAAAAGAAGGTTTTTAGAAAATATATACAAGTTATACTATTCTAATGGCACCAAGCCAACAGAGCAACAAATATTAAATGCGTTTAGTGATTACTTTTCAGTAAACAAAGCAGGCTTCCCTCTACCGATAGATTATGCTGCACTTAATGGAACAGATAAAACTAATGTTGATATTCTAAATGAACTAATGATTAATAGCTTATTCAATCTAGATGTTTTGTATGATACTATCTTAGAAAATAATGATGAGCTTTTTAAAGTGGCAACAACTTTAAATAAAAAAATTGAAAACTTAAAAACAAAAAGAAAATTACTTGAATCAAAAGTAGACAATCTTTTATTTGTAAACAATAATACAGATGGATATTTTTATTCTTATACTGAGAATTTTTCTTCTGCAGATAAAATAGATATACCATTTACCACTGGGTTTGTTGATACGTCAAATGGTTCGGCTGTAATAAGTTCTGAAAATTCAGATAGATATTCTGCATTTGCTTTAGATAATGTTTCTGGCATAAGGCCAACAATTTCTTTATATGAAAACGGCGTGCTGCTGTCAGACAATATTGATGTCGATACATTCGGCAATGTTTTTGATGGCTTGAATGACACCTATTGGCTATACGAGCATAGGGCTCAATCCCCTGTCCCTGTTTCTTTAGTTATGAATATACCTATAAACAGAAATATTATTTTATCAAAAGTAGAAGGCTATGTATTAACTTCTTCTCCAATTTTAACTCAACTAAAAGTTAATCATTCAGATGGTTCGCCCCAAGAAGTGTTCATTAAAAATTCTAATTTAGATTATGATGTTTTTAGTTTTTCTATAAAACCAAAAAACTATTCTTCTGTTGAAATAACACTATTTAAAAATGAACCGGATTATATAGACAAGGAATCATCCTCCCCATACGTCTACAGGATGGGGCTAAGAGATCTTATTATAGGTTCGGTGACTAGATCTAAGAATGGCACTATAGTTTCAAAGCCGATAGCACTTCCAGCTAGTACAAATAATCAAATAGTTATAGATTCAGTTTCTTTGGATGTGCAAGAACAGTACATGACCGAAGGTGCGATATCCTATTTTGTTGCAGTGGACAACCCAAATGCAACTTCGATATATGATTTTAATTGGACGCCAGTTTCTCCTTTGGGCTCACAAAGTGTTGGGTTTAAAAACATAGTTAATTTTGATGGGTCTTTAAAAAATGTTAAATACATTTCTTCTTCTCCAAATTCAGGGCAGTTGCAATTGATACCAGTAAATGAAAGCTCTAAAAACATAAATGACTTGAATCCTAACTCTAGAATATATCAAGACAAAAAAGTTTATAGAGTAGCTGCACTGGATCAAAACGAAGATCATATAACGCCAATGTTATTGGGCAATCTAAATTCATTTAAGCACTATTATTATCTGGGTAGTGAGTCACAAATATATAAAGATGTTAATTATTGGGTTAGCGAAATCAACAACACAGACAACAAATTGCTGAGTAATATCCTAGTGCAGAATCTGGGAACAATATCAACTGGTATCACTTCCCCAAGTTATGGCTATATACAAACAAAAATTTCTTGCGAAACAGAAAATACAGTTATCAATAACATCAAGAAATCTATAACCACATTTGATTTAGCTGTATATTTAAACGGAGTTAGAATAGCAGATTTGCCATCGGGTAAGTTAAATGAAACTATTGAGTGGAATTTTTTAAGTGGAATAAATGATCTTGTTATAACATACAATAAGCCAAGTACAGGGGCTGTTTCTTTTACCCTAACAGACGGGACAGACCTGTCTGCTTATGGGACTATATTTACTGATTACTTTTTCTATTTAAATAGTTTTGATTTTAGAAATAGAAATATGAATGACAACTTATATTTTACTATAGATAATCCTTTTGGTAGAAAAGAAATACTAGCATCTGCGCCTACAAATGGGTTGTCTAGATTCTCCTATTTATCGAATAAAGCAACCGCTCCTTCAAGCATAAGGTATAGAATAGATTTAACTAGATTTGAAAACCCTTTTGCTAGTCCAAAAGTTGATTCTTTAAAAATTAAATTTAAGCACAAAGACCTATAGACATTACCGGAGTGACCTTATGCCAATGACCTACGCAAGCAACGCTAAAAACAAATTGTTCCAACCATTCTTTAATAGGTTTAGACAAATATATAGAGGATACAGAAGTAGCATCGCAGAAAATAGGGAATTAAATTTCTTCTTAATAGATATCAATAAAATAAACAATTCATTATCAGATATAGAAGAAACTATAGATAATATTGAAGGTAATTTTATAGGAAATTTAAACAACTTATCAGACTTTGACATATCCAATGATGGCTTATCTTATGATTTAACGCCAATAAAAGTTTACTATAAAGATATGAGCGGTTTAAACACCGCTTCGGAAAAGAATTTAGTTTTGAGTAAAGCCAATAGATTATCGGCTGTGCTTTCAAGGGTCGAAAAAAAAGTAATCAGATTAGAGAACGGTAGATAAAATGGCTGACATAATGAACACTAAAAAGAGGAACATCCAGTATGGTGGTCCAACAGATAGCAACGATTATAATTCTAGAATAGAAGAAAACTATCAAGACCTTCTCTATCTTTATAATAAAGCGAACGTTATTGACGCAAGGTTAGAACAAGCTTTCGAGAGAGTACTAAAAGACCAGTCAATGTTAGCTAATGCCGTGGATGATTTAAGCGATAGAATATCGGCACTTGAAGCTGGTGGTGGCAAAACTTCTATACATTCGTTTAATCAAATAGAATACAGTAAGTTTAACGGTACAGATTTCTCCATAGGGCCAACGGAGCTGCTCACTATCGACCCACATTATAATGTCATTACGCTTCCCAAGGTACCTAATGCTTCAAGTTCAAAGATAAAATTCTACAACTCTTCAGTCGGTCAAGTTGTATCAGACCTGTTTAAAACAAACATAGAGAATAATCTGGGTGGAGTAGATACACCTGGGGCTATTGTGAATACAACCCCGGTTTATAATGCTATCTTAGATGACCCCACTAAGGTTTGGAGTAGAACCGTAGTCGCTAGTAGCAATGGGTTGGGGGTAGCTCAGTTGACTTTCTACTGTAAAATATCGGCAGAGTTTACTGGATCATTAAAAACAAATTGTATAAAACTAAACCCTTACCCAATGCATTCTGTTAACGTTTATTCGATAGAGTATACAAATAAAGCAAATCCTACATTATCTTCGGCAGATAGTTGGGTCCCGCTTAACTTCAATTCTCTCTATGATGGGGAGACTGAAGCTATTGGGAATGTTCCTCCTGGGGCATGGGTGGTAGATGGGTCGGACGAGATTAGAAATTCTGGTCCTCTATGCTTCTATTTCCCGGACTTAGATATGACGGCCGTAAGAATAGTTTTACGTCAACAAAACTACTTTAAAGAACTTGATAAGTATGTGTATACATATGGTTTGTCAGATCTAGACGTAAGGTACGATAAGTTCGCCTCTTCTGGTAAGACAATAATTAATTTTAAAGCTCCAGTTGGCAAACTGATAGGCTCCATAAATAGCGTTGACCCGGTTATATATAACGTCCCTAGGTCGCTAGTTTCCCAAGCCTTCTCTTACAGGGTCATCTACCCTTTTGACGGCGGTAACGAGCTTATAGACGCCGCTTATAGCACGTCTAACCCTGGTGCTTCAACAGAAGTATGGATAGAGATTACTCTTAATATGCTTGAAGATAAAACCGCTCCAGTATTGTCGGATCTGATTATCGATTATGATACTTTGGATGAAGCTTAATTTTTATTTTTGAAATAAAAGTTCGAAAAATCATATACAATTTTACTATATAGGCATCAAGGTTCTATAAGGAGATTACATAATGGCTACATTCTACGTTGGTCCAAGACCTGTTTTGAGAGGCCAAAACACCAATGATATGGTGAACCCATATTACACTCTCACCGGCAAGGCAAAAGGCAAAGGCACATACTCGTACTACCCATTGCGCAATACTAGCCAGTTACTTACAGGCGCACCAGACAACGCACATGTTCCAGGTACTGGCCGTCACCCAGGTAATGTTCTTCTGTCACAATTGTTCACTGGGTCGACACTATACACTGGTACAACACCTTTGGCCGGAGCATTCGCAGACGGCACAGCAACATACGAAGGTGCAAGATACCGTCCACTTGAATACAGAGGCATCGCGGGAGCAAAAGCTCTTAATGGCGGCCATGCTAAGAGAAGCTTGTACTATGGTCTCTACAGCAACTTTATATTTGACGGCGTTGCAGCAGCAGAAGTTATGCCGGTAGGTTATGGCCATGGTCCAAGAACTGAAGCACAAGGTGCACCAGCATCATTCGGATTATTCAGACCAAATGATGTTCAGGGTGTTGCTAGCGCAAAAATATTTACCACCAATTATGGGCAAGCTAACACTACCACAATTTATGGCAGAGAACATCCAAAAGAATACAAAGGTGTTCCATCAGGAAAAGCATTGTAATAAAATTGAACAACATAGCATGAGCCGCACGGCTACTGTGATATAATCAGTATCACGGAAACCGACGCTCACTAGTGCGTTAAGGATCGTCCCGCTCGAAAGAGCGGGATGATCTTTTTATACGGTTGTTTTATAAGTTTTAGTAGTTTTATAAAGGATTATAAATGTCTTTAGATATTCTAGAAAAAGTTATTCAAGAAGACACTATCCCGCTAGAGGTTGCAGAAAAATATTTAAATATATTCTTAGGTCCAACAGATTGGAAAAAGAATATAAATAAACTTTGGGAAATATCAGGCTCTAAATCTAAAGATGTAGATTCAAGAAAAGCTTTCATGAAGAGAGCCATCAGCTGCGCAGTGCTCTTGCCTTACACGGAAAAAAGCCAAGTCCCATCTCCTCCGGAAAATCTTTTATTTTGGTGTACAGCTTGGGTCCAGTTTAATGAAAAAGATTGGTTTGATATCTTTAAAAAAGTTGTTAAAGAAGATATTGATATAGCAAAGAATAGAAATAAAGCAATACTATTAGGCGTCATAGATCCAATAGATATATCTCCTTTAGGTAGGCAGGCGTTTAATTGGCTTTATGAAAAGGCTAGAGAGAATGAAGACTTAGATACTCTGAACGTAGAGGGGTTAAAGATTAAGTTATCAAACATCGTTAAATCCTACGGCGGTGCTGTGGTCTGCAATATGTTTGTTAACCATAAAAAAAATGTGAATAATGTTTTTAATTGGAGAAGCGGTTATTTCTTTGAAAGAGAAATACACAAGGTATACTCTTTACAAGATATCTTGAAAATTAAAAACACAGAGATTGAAAAAACAAATTCTAAATATATAAAAAAAATTAGCAATTAGGAGCGAATATGCCAGAAGAAATTGAAAACGGTAACCCAGACTTGACCCCCATCCCGAACAGAATGCCATCAATGTTTTCGTTTAAGTTAACAGATGATTTTATATCAGGATATAAAAACGCTGTTGCCCCATTTGGCTATAGGGATGCCGGTGGCAACTCAGTTGGGGAAATAACATTCCTGCGTACATACTCTAGATTGAAAGAAGATGGCACAAAAGAGTCTTGGTCCGATGTTTGCGAGCGTGTAATAAATGGAATGTATTCTCTTCAGAAAGATCACTGTAAGAAGAATCGTTTGCCTTGGAATGACGCAAAGGCTCAAGCTTCGGCTAAAGAAGCTTTTGATAGACTGTTCAATCTTAAGTGGACACCTCCTGGGCGAGGCTTGTGGGCAATGGGAACAAACATTGTTAATGTTCAAAAGAATTCCGCAGCACTGCAGAACTGTGCGTTTGTTTCTACTGGAGAAATGAATAAATTTAATCCAGCAAAACCCTTTGCATTTTTGATGGAAGCATCAATGCTTGGAGTCGGGGTGGGATTCGACGACAAGGGTGCAGATAAAGACTTCATGATTTATGAACCAAAAATTGTTGATGGTAGTTCACCGTTGGCTATTGCCGACACCAGAGAAGGCTGGGTTGATTCGATGGCACTGCTGTTGAACTCATACCTAAAGCCAGATCAAGAATCAATTCAATTTGATTACTCTTTGATAAGACCACTTGGCACACCGATTAAAACATTTGGTGGTGTAGCTGCAGGCCATGAGCCGCTAGAGAAGCTCCACAAGCACATTGTAAAGATGTTTAGTGGCCGTAAGGGAGACAAGCTTACCCGTGTTGATATTGCAGACATAGGCAACGTCATAGGCGTTTGTGTGGTCTCTGGCAACGTCCGTAGATCAGCCGAGTTACTCATCGGCCGCTTAGAAGATGACAACTTCCTCAATCTTAAGAATGCCGCAGTGTTTCCCGAAAGAAACTCTTATGATAGAAACAATCCAGGTTGGGCTTGGATGTCTAACAACTCAATAGAAACATCTGTTGGCGTGGATCTTTCTAACATCGTTGAGGGCATTTCACTCAATGGTGAGCCAGGTGTTTTATGGATGGATATGTCACGCAAGTATGGAAGATTAGCTGATCCACCAAATAACAAGGATCACAGAGTGGCAGGGTACAACCCGTGCGCAGAGCAATCCCTAGAGTCCTATGAGTGCTGTACTCTTGTAGAGACCTATCTTAATAGGCACGATAGCCTAGAGGATTACAAACGCACATTAAAGTTTGCGTATCTTTATGCAAAGACAGTAACTCTGCTGCCGACACACTGGGAAGAAACTAATGCTATCATGCAACGCAATCGTCGCATCGGGGCTTCTATGTCAGGTGTAGCAAACTTTGCAGATAGAGTTGGCGCTCCTGCATTGCGCGAATGGATGGACCAAGGTTACAAAACAATCCAGCGTTATGACAATGTTTATTCTGAATGGCTTGGAATTCGTGAATCAATTAAGATGACGACAATCAAACCATCTGGAACCGTATCTATTCTTGCTGGTGAATCACCAGGCGTTCACTGGACTCCAGGTGGCAAGTACTTTAATAGAACTATTAGGTTCTCTAATGATGACCCTATGCTTCCGTTGTTTAGAATGGCTAATTATAAAGTAGAACCAGCTTCTGAATCTCCGGATACAACTTCTGTAGTTTACTTCCCAATTAAATCACAAGCTGCAAGAGCAGAGCGTGATGTTACGATCTTTGAGAAGATGTCGTTAGCGGCAACTGCACAGAGATATTGGTCAGACAACTCTGTATCTGTGACTATATCATTTGATAAGGACACAGAGGCACAGCATGTGGGCACCGTTCTTCACATGTATGATGGTCAGCTAAAAACTGTTTCATTCTTGCCGAGCGGTAATGATACCTATCCTCAAATGCCTTATACTCAAATAACAGAAGAAGAGTATGCAGAAGCAGGGTTGAAACTATTCCCAATAGATTTAACTGGCGTATACGCAGGAATGGCAGCTGATGCCATAGGTGAAAGCTACTGCACCACAGACGCATGTGAAATTAAATTCATAAAGGATAACAATAAGTAATTATCTGGTGATATAATATATCTATGAATTTAAAAAATACAATTCAAGTTCTTGATAAGGGTTATGTAAGACTTGTCGACACGATGGGTAGTGATCTATCCGTTGTTAACGCAGCTCGTGCATCTTTTGCTAAAGAGTCTTTAGAGCTGGACCAAAAAGATGTTCATCTTATAGATTTTTTAATTAGAGAAAATCACATGTCTCCTTTTAGGCATGCTTTTGCTACGTTTGAATTCAAGGCACCTTTGATGGTAGCCCGCCAACACTGGAAATATGTTGTTGGGTCTGACCATACAATGGATTCTTGGAATGAGTCTTCTAGAAGATACATAACAATTGAACCAGAGTTTTATGTGCCAGCTGTAGATGAGTGGCGTTTAGCACCAGATAACAAGAAGCAGGGCTCAGGTGGCCCCATAGGCCCTTGGATTGGCTCTGTGTTGACCGCGGAGCTAATTAGATACATAGAGCAGGGTGAGGCCCTATACGCAATGGCTATGGACAATGGCGTCGCCGCAGAGCAGGCAAGATTGTTTTTGCCGGCCTATGGGATGTACGTTGTATATAGGTGGACTTGCAGCTTACAATCCATTGCATTATTTCTAAACCAAAGATTAGATGAAGGTTCGCAAGTAGAGATTAGAGATTACGCTAGAGCTGTGTTATCATTGATACAGCCAGAATTTCCTATTAGCATTGGTGGATTGGTAGATATTAGAAATGTTTAAGAACATAATTTTTTGTATTATTTTTTCTGCACTAATTAATTGGAGCATAGGTATGCAGGTACTAAACCAGGTATCAAAAAGTAAAAAGGTAAAGATTATTTCTAGTGTAGTAGCAGTTATATCAGCATTTGCTGCTGGCTACATAGTTATATTAGGTTTGTAATGCCAGCTTCTAAATTAAATTATATTGTCGTTTACAAAAACCACAGTCAAGTTTACGGTTGCTCTAACCCTAAGATAGCTTTAGAATCATCGCCGCCAGAAGGCTTAACTGAAGAAGATAAAAATATATTTTTTGTGACCTTTGAACCAGATTCAGATAACATTTGTTTATATAAATACTCTGGTTCGCATTCTGAATTAGGCGGTTATGATATAGACGATAAACCAGACAAACCAAAAAGAGTAGCAAAAAAAGATATATAACAATATGGCTAAGAAACAAATAGATAAAAAAAAGATTAACATTAAGCTTTTGTCTGGACAAACTTATTTAGTGTTGGACGCTAAACAAATGTTTCAGGTGTCAACAGCCTTGATACACTTTGCTTCAATCATTAAAGACGATAAAGAACGTCTAGAGATTTTAAAGATAAGCGAAGATGCAGCAAAAGCTATTGCAGAAAACAAGTATACGGGAGATGCAAACGATGAAGACGAATGGTAATATGAAACCATTTATATTGGGGCTATTGACTATCGCCGCTGCCTCTTGTTTTTTTAATAGGCAAAGCATAAAACAGATTCAAAACAAAACTTCTCTTGATCAATATAAAAATAGATTAAAAGAATTTTTTTTAGAAGAAAATATTAATAGAAAAATGCAGGACATGTGTGAATTCATGGACCATGGAATTAACGCAGAAGATGCGTTTGCAATGGTCATACAAGAATCAAGTATAGAAAGATTTTAAAAATGATAGACTTATGTGTAGTCAACTATAATACTAGATCAATGCTTCAAAGATTTCTTGATGTTTTGCATAGTGATCTTGCTGGGACTGATCAAGTTTGGCATTTAAACATATGCGATAATGGCTCGGCCGACGGTAGCTGGGAATGGCTAGAGGCTAATATAAACAAATATAGTATTACTAGAGCTTGGAAGAATGAGAACGTAGGGTACTCTGCTGCCTGCAACATGATGGCTAAGCATTCTTTCTCTGACATAATCTGCCTGCTTAATGCTGATGTTTGGATGACAACTAGCGATCTAATCAAAGTGCAAAAGATATTTGACGATAACCCAAACATACATATTCTTGGGCCAAAGCAAAGAGACGAATACGGCAACATAAAACATGCTGGTATAGTTGGCACAAATATAGCTCCTAAGCATAGGGGGTGGAATGAGAGTGACCCAGAAGACGTGCTCTATAAAGATAGAGTTAATTGTGTTACAGTTTCTGGTTCAGCTTATTTTATAAGAAGAGAAGTATGGAATGCAATGACTAACGACGAGAAGTATAGACAGATGTATCCAGACGCAGAAGGTGCTTTCTTGCCAACGCCACATTATTATGAGGAAACTTGGTGTTCATATTTTGCGCGTCATCTTGGGTACAACGTAGTGTATGATGGTAGCGTATCGATAGGCCATAGCTGGCATGCTTCTTCGCCTAAGCCAGGCGAGGGCTATAGCCACGCGGACGCACAGTTCACAGTAAGCCAAAAAATATTTCGCAATGCTTGCGATTTCATAGGAATAGAAAGAGATTAAAATGTCAGATCAATTTAATGTTTACTTATACAATGCAGAAGTAGTTAAGATAGTTGACGGAGATACATTTAAGATCAAGATAGATCTTGGCTTTGAAGTCCATATCGGACCAAAGAGCGTAAGATTATATGGCGTTAATACACCAGAAAGCCGCACCACAAACTTAGAAGAAAAAAAGATGGGGCTTGCTGCAAAAGAGTTTACCGATCAATGGATTAAAAAGGCTAATAATAAAGTGAAGATAGAAACTATTTTAGATAAGAATGAGAAGTACGGTAGAATCTTAGCTAGAGTATGGAACGAAGCTGGCGAATGCCTTAACACAGAAATCGTTAAGGCTGGATTAGCTAGAGAATACTTTGGTGTTGGTGATAAAACTTTTGAGGAATTTAAGAAGGCGTAATGCAAACATTCTTACCATATCCAGATCTTAAGGAATCAGTTCGGGTATTAGATTACCGCAGACTTGGGAAGCAACGAGTAGAAACTTTCCAGGTCTTGAACATCTTGCTTGATAGGACCCCTACAAAGGGATGGCGTAATCATCCAGTCACATTAATGTGGGCTGGGTACGAGCCGGCCTTGCAAGTGTATCAGAATTATACTATCCAAGAATGGATAGATAGAGGTTATAAAAATACAATGCAGTACGAAGAAGTGAATCTTAATTCAGTGGTGATGCCACCGTGGTTTGGTTTAGAAGAATTTCATCGTTCCCATAGATCTAATTTATTGCGCAAAGACTACGCATACTACTCTCAATATTTCAATGAAGATATAAATTTAGAATACTATTGGCCAAAGGAGAACAGCCATGCAACACTTGGGTAATGGCATATATTATATGGAAAATTTTTTTCCTTTACACAAAGAGTTTGTTTATGAAGCAGAAAAACAATCTCATACTTTAACTTTTTATGGCAATGATAATAATGAAAGAATAGATTACAACTATAGGGTTATAGATCATAACGCAGTTGGATTATCAGGATGGGCAATAGTGGGTGAAGAAACGCCCGATTTGTATACCCTGCATAAGAAATTAATGTTAGCTATACAGGAAAAGATAGAGTCTTTTTTTGGAAAAAAATATGAAAGCCAATGGCAAATGGCTAACGCAGATTATTCTGGGATACTAGTCCTTTACCAGAACGGATCAGGCTGCATGGATCATGTGGATACTGTTTTTGAAGATCCAAACGAGGCCTATAATTATACTTCGGTTTATTATGTAAATGATAGTTACGAAGGCGGAGAGATAGTTTTTCCAGAAATAAATCTTTCGTTTAAACCAAAAGAAAACTCACTGATATTCCTTCCATCCTACATGGTTCATAGGGTTGACAATTTAACATCTGGAGAAAAGCTCACTTGTCCTACTTTCTTTAGGGAAATAAAAAATGCAAACTAAAGTATTTTTGTCTGGCGCGATAGAAGAGGTAGGGATATTTGCGCATGGCTGGAGAAATAAAGCTGTAAAACTATTGGATGACAGAGGGTTTATCGGCGTTAACCCAATGGATTATGCACTAGAAGAAACTGACTGTGAACCAAAAGAGATAGTAGATAAAAATATATTTTTACAAAAAAATTGTGACATAATTCTAGTTGAATATACCATACCCAATAGAGCTTATATTGGTACAGATTTTGAAATAACTTGGGCCCATTTGAATAATCAACCAGTTGTTGTCTTTGCTCATGACTCTTATAAGTCAAGAGTTTATCTTAATTTTTTGTCAACAAAATTAGTTTCTTCCTTAGAAGAAGCTATAGAGTATATAGCTAAGACTTATCCTTCGGAGAAGTAAATGATTGATTTTGAAAACGAAAACATATTTGTTGGCATCCCAGCGTATAACGAACGATACACACTGCATACTATAAAAGATCTATATGAAAAAGCAGAGTTTCCAAAAAATATTTATGTTGGTATATTCAATCAAAAAAGTCCAGGATTTGAATTTGAAGATTTTTCTGAATATAAAAACGTAAAAGTAATTAATGCTTCATATGAATATCCGCTTGGTGTCGGTTATGCCAGGCTGTCAGCAGCAAAACTATTTTCTGGACAAAAATACTTCTTACAGATAGATGCCCACACAATTTTCTGTAGTGGCTGGGACACACTACTAATCAGTTATTATTCAAAGCTGTCTGCAGTAGTTGACAAACCAATGCTTTCTCAGTGTGCAGCGCCCGCAAATCCAGATATGTTTGAGAACTCAGACTCTTATGAAGATTTTAGGTCAAATTTTATTCCAGTAAAAAGCCAACCGCTTAGGGTAATGGAAAGTTTAGATACACAGCCTGACTATTCTAGGGAAAATGAAAAAAGAATTTTAGATATGTTCTTAGAACATTACGCTTGTATGGGCGGTTATATTTTTACATCAAGTAATTTTTTATATGAAATATCATATCCACCAAATCTCATATATGTATTCGATCAGGAATTAACAGCATTTAGATCTATGACTAGAGGGTACAGAATATTTTGTACAGACTTTGTTCCCGTTGCTAGTATGGGGAAAGACCCCACAGGTGGTTTTACTGAAGGAAAATATCCTAAAGATTTAAGATTTGTTTTAGACAGTAAAAGATTTATGGAAGATAAAGCTTTTAAGATATATCAAGAAGCTCATGAATATTATGATTATTTTTTAGGAATTAAATTTGGTTTTTGGGGTGCTCCTGACAAAAGAAGTTATGATGAATTTGTTAACAGATCTGGATTAGATTATCGTAAACTAACAAATAATGGCAAGCGATTAGATGCTTTTGCAAAATCGCAGACTAACGAATAGTTGCAAGAGATTAGATGGTAAAGACTTAAAGAAAGATGTTGCTTTTTCTTGGGAGAAATGATACACTAATATTGTTACATCAAATGGCAGATGCCACTAAAAAAAGGAATACAATGGCTGAAAATAAATTTAAGTATTTTACAGTTACAACTACATCAATTGTCAAAGCTTCAAATATGGCAGAGGCAGAGAAGATTGCTAGCGGCAATCGTAGAACAGTATCTGGAGTATCTGGAGAGCTTCTTTTCAAAGATGTTGATGTTGAAAGAATTACAGCAATAAAAGCTCGCGAACAGCTAGAGAGTTAATAAATAGTTTTATCCATTTGAACAACCGCAGGCCCTCCCTGCGGTTGTTCTACTTCTTACACAAGTGAGTAGAAATGTCACAACCAAAAATAATAGCTCAAATGGTGGGCCGCAATGAAGCCAGCAAGTATCTTCCAGAAGTGTTGGAAAGATTAAAGAGTCAAGTAGATGAAATTGTTTTTACGGACGATTGTTCTGACGATGATACTGCAGAGATAGCATCTAAATACGCTAATGTTTACAAGACACCTAAGCCAATGTTCACCACGCACGAAGGAAGACTACGCAGATATGCTTGGTTAAATCTAGAGAACCATGCGGCAGAAGGGGATTGGATTATCGCCATAGATTGTGACGAGATGCTTTATGATTCTTCTGATATAACAAAAACTGATATTAGACAAATCTTAAATTCATCAGAAAAAGATGTAGTCAATGTTAGGTTCTATCACATGTGGAACAATACTCAGTATAGGGTAGACAAACTTTGGGCACCTAATAATAGCAGTAGAATATTTAGATTTATGTCCGGCGCTATGTTTAGGGATAGAGCACTAGCTTGTGGGTCTGAACCAACGTATGTTACAGATCTAATAAACCAAAGAAATTATTTTGTTAATTCAAACTTAATTATGCAGCACTTAGGTTATATAAAAGATGAGGATAAGCAATCAAAGTATGAAAGATACTCAACTTTAGATGGTGGAGAATTCCACGCGTTAAATCATATCAATTCAATCGTAGATCCAAACCCAGTTTTAATTAACTGGGGAAACTTTGGAATTTAAGGAGTACAAATGAAAAATCAAATACAAGCTTCAATAGAATTAACCAAGTTGATGAACTCAAAGGAAAAGTTTGCCTTCTTAAATATAGCAAAGTCTTCAATAGTTTCTTTAAGCAAGAAAAACGCGGATGGCACACCTTCTCGTTTTAACAAAGAGATTATTAGATCTATTAATCTTTCTGATAATAGAATTATTAAGAGCATACCAGAGTCACTTGTTGATGAAGTGGTTGCCTCAAAGCATTCTGGCATTGGTTTAGTTGATGACGGCAAGTTCTATAGCCCTAATCTTTTTGAATACTACTACGAAAATAATAGAGAAGTATATAACTCAATTTTTAATTTTTATATTAAGAATACTAATACTGCGGTTGTATCTTTCCATGATAAAAAAACTATATATAAATTTATGGGATTTAAAACCAATGTAATTAGCGTTCCTTTTAATAACTATTTTTCTAGACTAGAAGATACGTTTGAAAAAATTGCTGCCCTAGAAGGAAAAATAGATTATTGTATTTTAGATTGTTCTTCTTTGGGATTAGCTTTGTCGAATTCAATTTGGAACAAACTAAACATGTCGATTATAGATTTGGGTAAAACTATTAGTTATTCAAAAACATATAACACGGCTGAGTGAAATGCATGGTAAAAAAGCAGATAAAGATCAGGACGATATTGATTTTCTAAAAGATTTATTATTGGAAACCTCTTTATCTATTTCTGAAATAGCAAAAGAATTAGGCTGGACTATACCACAAGTAAATAAGAAAATTAATTCTATTGGTTTGACATGGTTAAAAGACAGTAGAAAAAAAATGTCTAGAGGCCAAACAGCACTAACTGCAGCAATGCAAAAGCTCCTTCCAGGGGAAAAGATTATAAACGAATATCATATAGGCGATAAGTTAAAGTTAGATGTTTATTGCCCTAAGTATGAGATAGCTGCAGAATTCCATGGTAGACAGCACTATTATTACACTAGTAGATTTTTTGAATCCAAATATGATTTTGAAGAAGCTGTTAAGAGAGACGAAAAAAAAGAACAATGGTGTGTAGATAACGGTGTGGCATTGATTGTCTTCCGCTATAATGATAGCCTAACGGAACAATCAGTGTTTGACAGATTGCTTGAAGCGATTAGGTCAAACCCTTATAAGCCCAAAGAGAAGAAGAAGAATACTACGACGTCCTCCGAAGCTTACAGAAGTATTAAGAAGAAAAATTCAGAGTATAAGAAAAAGATTTACCGATCCATAAAAGAGAAAAAGAAACAATGACACAAGTAAATGAAAAGGTAGAGGATAACATTCCGCTGGAGTATCACATCTTTGCTTTGTCGTTTAGAAAAAATGGAGCGATTAATTACTTTAAGGAAAATCTTCCAGAAGAAATTGTTGGTTCCATACATGGGGAAAAAGGAATAAATGAATTTTATAAGGCCCTCCTAGCTTTTGAGAATGCTACGCAGCTTGATATTGTTGACCCAATAGCGTTTAAGTCTTGGCTACAAACAGAAACAGATATACACGAAGCTCTTGGTGGTAACGCTGGGGTCGGCGTCATGGTCGACTTGTTGATGTCTGCCGAACTGTCGACGCAAGAATCTGTTTGTGAATTAGTAAAGTATAAAGCTAATAAAAGAAAACAGATTAACTATCTACAAGAACTTCAATCTATAATATCCCAAAAGGGACAAAAAACTGAAGATGATATATCTAGAATCCAAACTCTTACTTCTGAAATAAGAGAATTAGAAAACCAAATAAGATATAATCCACTAGATAAAATAACAACTGCTGACGAAATAGCTAGCAGAGTAGATTCCTTATTAGATATACCGAACTTCTTGCCTACTCAATTTAAGGCACTTAATAGAGCCATGGGGTACACGGATGAGGGCGGGTTCTTTAGGGGGGCTGTACACGCAGTCATCGCTGCATCAGGCAAGGGCAAGAGCACGTTCGTAAAGTGCTTAGCGAACAATTGGTTAGATAACGGTTATAGGGTTTTATATGTAAACTTTGAAGAAGCTACTGGTCACTGGGAAAGAATCTTAATGACACAGATAATAGAAAAGAATGTTTACCTAGAGTCATCGAAGTGGTCAGAGGAAGAAAAGAATAAACACCTGAATACTTTTAAGGCCCGACTTGCTAAGTGG